CTACCTGAGAATAAACAAAAGGGGCTAACACAATGGCAAAACTTAAAATAACAAGGGCAGACGGCAGCGTATCGGATCATCAGATTACGCCACGTATTGAGTACGCCTTTGAGTTATACGCAAAAAAAGGCTTTCACAAAGCCTTTAGAGATGACGAAAAGCAAAGCGATGTGTACTGGCTAGCCTGGGAGTGTTTACGCACAAGCGGGCAAACCGTACCGATGTTTGGGGCAGAGTTTTTAGACACCTTAGCAAAGGTTGAGGTATTGGACGATGACCCTTCGCAATAGTGGGGCGCGGTAGTTTTGGTTACCTGGTCGCACAGCTAGCCGTTGAAACGGGTATCGCGCCCCAGTATTTGTTAGACCTGGACGATTTTATGTTTAAGAATATGCTCAGGGTAATAAACGATAAAGCTAAGGAGATGCAAAATGGCAAAGGTAGAGCTAAGAGGATATAGCGATCTACGTAGAGCCTTAAAGCGTTTTGCACCTGATTTAGATAAGCAATTAAAAACAGAGTTAGCTGCGGCCTTAAAACCTGTGGTTACCCAGGCTAGAGGGTTTGTTCCAGCCAATAGTGACATTATGCGTGGCTGGCAACCGCGCGCATTTAGCGAGGCCCGTTTTCCATTTTATGACTCCTCAACTATAAAAAAAGGTATTGTTTACAAAACAACGCCCAGTAAAGCTAATGCCAATGGTTTTACATCTATGGCTAGAATTATTAACCAATCCGCTGCAGGTGCTATTTATGAAACTGCAGGCCTTATAGGGCCTCAGCCGTGGGTTGGGCCAAAGGCAGGCGGGGCTACTAAAAAAGTTAGCCGATCAAACTGGGAAGGCGCAGGCGCTCAGTTTATTAGCAACTTAGGCCCATTGACCTCTAGCCTCAAAGGTAGCGGGCGTTTGATATTTAAGGCCTGGGCTAAAAATCGTGGCGTAGCTGAGGGCGCTGCTATGAAAGCTATAGATAAAACTACGATGCAATTTGAGCAGCGCGCTAAGGGCAATAGATTAAGGAGTGCCGCATAATGGCTTTTCCTGATATTAACATAGGCTCTAAGTTTGATGCTAAAGGCTTTAAGCAAGCCCAAACTGCTACAGATAAGTTAAACAAAAGTGTAAAAAGTTTAGCTTCAACTTTTGGTATTGCTTTTGGCACTACAGCTGTAGTTGCTTTTGCAAAGGCATCTGTTAAAGCCTTTATACAAGATGATAACGCTGCCAGATCTCTTGGCATTACCTTAAAAAATCTTGGTCTAGAAACTGGCAACACCTCAAAATATGTTAATGAGATGATTAGCAACCTAGAAAAGCAAACGGGTGTGCTAGATGATCAGCTGCGCCCCGCTATGGATAGGTTGCTTCGCGCCACGGGTTCAGTTAGCAAGGCAACTACACTACTAGGCCTTGCCTTAGATATATCGGCTGGTACTGGCAAAGATTTAACTACAGTTACACAGGGGCTACAAAAGGCTTATCTTGGTAATAATGCCTCCCTAGGTCGTTTAGGTGTGGGCCTCTCTAAAGCTGAATTAACGTCCTCATCTTTTGAGGAGATACAGATAAGATTAAGCGAGCTGTTTGCAGGACAGGCATCCTCTGCCGCTGAGAGCTATGCAGGCCAACTAAATAAACTTACTATTGCTGGCAATAATGCTAAAGAGGTTATAGGCAAGGGCATAATCCAGGCTCTTACAGAGTCTAGCGGCAGTTTTAATAATGCTACTGGTGACATTGAAAAATACGCAGAAGCTATAAGTGACTTAATTGTAGATTTTGGCAGATTTTTTAGATTATCTAACGCTGTGCCTTCAATCTTTGAGCTATTAACTGATCCTGTAAGTGCTATAAAAAACTTTAATAAAGTTGCAGATGAGATAGATGCTCAGATAGCCAAGCAAAATGCACTAGCTATGGGTAGAAATCCAATCCAATCAGGCTCATATTTAAGTACTCAAAAGAAAATAACCACGCTCACTAAAGAGCAATCAAAAGCCCAAGCCAAAATCCTTGCAGATAAAAGATTAACTTTAGCCCTAGATAAAGCAAACTTAGCTTTAGCTAAAGGCACAGATGTTTTTGATATGGACAAAATCCAGCTTAACGCAGCCCTTATAGGCCAGGCTGAGGCGTTAGGTAAAGCCACTACAGGCTCACAGATATTAGCTATAGCCAATGACGTACAGCGCCTAAAGGTTAAGCAGGATATAAACGCGCTAGAGGATGCCATAGCCTCTAAAGATACGGTAGCTATAGAAAAGGCTACGGCCAAGTTAAACGAGGACTTAAAAATATTAGGCGCTTTGCAAAAGCAAGATGCCAAACTGCTAGACATAAACAGGGTCTTAGCAGGTATGAAGTCAACGGATCTAATCAACCTGTCTAACCTACAAGCTGCCCTAGACCTGCTAGCTAAGTTTAAGTTCCCTACGCTCACTATCCCAGGCGTTACAACGCTAGGTGCAGCTACGTCCAATGCTGGCATTACCTTCAACCCTAACCAAAACAAAGACCGTAACTATGACCTTAACGTATTGGGCGTAGGTGGCGATATGCCTGACAGCCTTAATGCACCCGTAGCAGGCGTGGACTTCAATCCTAACCAAAATAGAGATCGTAACTACACTAATAATGTAATTAACGTAACCGCTGGGGTAATCGGTGATGAGAATATAATTGTAGATGCCGTGCAAAATGCTATGAACGAGATAGCACGTAGAGGCTACCTAACTACCTACGCAGGGGCTATAGCAGTATGACAGTACCTACAGTAAACGCTGTTATTAACTTTAGTACTGGCCCTAGCTTTGCGCAGGCTATGATTTTAGGCTCAGGCATATTAGGCACAAACGTATTAGCAGATAGCGCCAGCGTTATCGTGGACGTATCCAACGTAGTAGATAACATCCAAACTATTAGAGGCCGTAACGCCCAGGCTGACCAATTCCAAACGGGCACCCTATCGCTGCGTATCGTTGACCAAAACGGCGATTTTAACCCTCAAAACCCAAGCGGGCCGTATTACAACTTATTAACGCCTATGCGTAAAGTGCAGATTACGGCTACCTACGGCGCTGTTACTTACCCTATCTTTTCAGGCTTTATTACTAGCTATACAACTACTACACCTAAAAACGCTAACGATGTGGTTTATACCACTATCCAAGCGGTAGATGCTTTTAGACTCGCACAAAACGCACAGATCAGTACGGTAGCAGGCACCCCAGCGGGTCAACTTAGCGGTGCAAGAATAAACGCCTTGTTAGATGCTATTGATTGGCCAGCCTCTATGCGTGACGTGGATGCAGGTTTAACTACTATGCAGGCAGACCCAGGCACAGCCCGCACAAGCCTTGCAGCTATGCAGACCGTAGAGACTAGCGAGTACGGGGCCTTGTATGTAGATGCCGCTGGCTCGTTTGTCTTTCAAGATCGTAACGTGACGGCTGGCAGTACAGGAGCTACGCCTACAGTATTTAACGATAACGGCACAGATATTGGCTACTTTAACGCGGTGTGGCGCCTTGACGATACCCTAGTTTACAACTCTGCTAGCGTTACCCGTACAGGTGGCACAGCCCAGGTAGCCATTAACCAGCCCAGCATAGATAAGTACTTTGTGCATAGCTACAACCAACAAAACCTACTAATGCAAACCGATGCCGTGGCCCTCGACTATGCACAGGCATACGTGGCATCTAGGGCTGAGACTAGTATCCGATGCGATGCTATTCAGCTAGACCTCTATACCGATAACTACAACTTAGGCATTATTGCAGCCCTTAGCCTTGACTACTTTGACCCTGTAACTATCACAACTAACCAGCCTGGCGGATCAACGTTAACTAAGACTTTGCAGGTGTTTGGCGTAGCTCAAAGCATTACGCCTAACAGCTGGAAAACAACACTTACCACTTTAGAGCCAATTATTGACGGCTTTATATTAGACTCATCCATATACGGTTTGCTTGACAGCGGCGTATTAAGTTATTAAGGAGATACGACTATGGCAGCTGGATTAGGTTTTAAGACCTTTACTACTGGCGAGGTACTTACGGCAGCTGACACTAACGGCTACCTAATGCAAGGCGTTTTGGTGTTTGCCTCATCGGCGGCCCGTGCGGCAGCTATTACCTCACCACAAGAGGGGCAATACTCATACCTTAAAGATACAAACAGTACTGAATACTATGACGGGGCCGCGTGGATAGCTGCACCTATTGGTGATATTACGGGCGTTACAGCTGGCACAGGTATTAGCGGCGGTGGCACTAGCGGTACCGTAACTATCACTAATGATATGGCTACAACTATTACGGCTAGTGGAGATATCGTAGTAGGTACAGGATCAGGCACTTACGATAACCTACCTATTGGTACAACAGGCCAGCTGTTAACGGCAGATACAACAGTTAGCCCGTATAAAGTAAAATGGGCAACACCTGCAGCCTCAGCTAGCGGATTAACTAAAATTGCTGCCGCATCCTTTACTGGAGTGTCTAGCGTTGAAGTAGATAATGTTTTTAATTCTACTTATGACAGTTACCAGTTAATTATTAGAGCTTTTGGTAATACAAGTGGCGCAGATTTAGGTTTACAATATCGCTACGCTGGCCCTACTACTATGACAGGTGACTATTATGGCTCAGCTGTGCGATTTAATCGTAGCGGTACAGCAACAAGTTACGGCAGTACAGGTACAACCTCATACATTATTGCCGATAACCTACAAACTTCAGCAAGTTATTATGATTATTTTAGCTTTTTAATAACAAACGTAGGGCAAGGCTCTACTTTTGCTGCTCTTGCTGGTTACGGGCTAAATAACTCAGGATCTGAAACTACAACTTTAGCTATGTGCACTGCCTCAACTGCAAGACTTTTTACTGGATTTAGACTCGTTCCAACAACGGGCACAATTAGCGGCAACTATTACCTATATGGAGTGCAAAACTAATGACACATTTAATAAATACTTTTGACGGTGAAACAAAAGAAAACGCTCAACGCGAAATGACTCCAGATGAAGTAGCAGATTTATTAGCTTATCAAACTGCAGCACAGCAAGAAAAGGCAGTTAGAGAAACAGAGTTAGCCGATATAAAAGCTACTAAACTAGCTGCATATCAAAAAATGGGTTTAACTCAAAAAGAGATAGATGCTTTAATGCCGCCTGACCCTGCACCTTTGCCTACTGCTAAGTAATATGCAAACGAGCTACAACGGCTGGCCAGCATCTAAGGATCAGGCTGAGATAGGCGTTAAGCCTTTTAAGGTAGAGGGCACAAGCCTTAAAATCCGTTGCGCTGAAAAGGTAGCGCCGTTGCTTATTAACTTTGCTAAAGAGTTTAACGAGTTAATAGAGCCTATAGAGGGCGGCACGTTTGACGATTGGGGCTATGCCTACAGAGACGTAAGAGGTGTGGTAGGCAAACTCAGTAACCACGCCAGCGGTACAGCTATAGACCTCAACGCAACTAAACACCCTTTAGGCAAGGTAGGCACGTTTGATGCAGCTAAGGTACCTATGATCCGTGCCCTGGCTAAAAAGTACGGGCTAACCTGGGGCGGGGAT